ATTTTTAGCATTAGATATCATGGTATAAATATCATTTAATCTTTTCTCAACACCATCAAATGCTTCTATTCTTTTTAATTGGAAGTTTTTTTTTGAATCATCTTCAAATAATTGCTTCACTATTATACCTGATCCTTTAATTTTTTTAGGAACTAATTTATATTTAAATGCTTTAACATAATAATTATCTTTAACCCCATCAGGACCTGCTTTAGGGCCTGGGCCTAATGTAGCGCCTACTCCCTCTTTAACTTCTTTATATCCTAATTCTTTATAAGCTTCATCATCTGCTTTTTGTCCTTTTTTTCTAAAAGCATAAGGTGTAGCATATTGTGCTCCTGTTCCTGGTGTAAATGAAGCAGCACCTGGTCCTCCTCCTGTTGTAGATATTTCACTAGTTATTTCAGCACCATCTAAATAATTAAAAGCACTTTGTAAATAATCATGAGCTTTAGTTATTTTAGCTTGCCACCAACTTGGAAAATCTACTTCACGACCAGTATCATATTTGTTTACTTTTTTATAAAGCATAACAGCCATTTTAGCTGCTCTAGCTAAATCACTTTTTAGCATTTTAGGTTCATTATCTTGATGTCCTACATCAAAATCTTCATCTAATCTTCCTGTAATCCTTTCATATTCAGATGGGTATTCCTTTCTAATATGTGTGCGAATTTTATTTCTTAAATTTCTAGCATCATCACTTATTTCTCTAAATTTAGGATCATTTTTAGCTTTTCTTGCTACTTCTTTAGTAACATCAAATAAGTCACTTATAGCATCAAATAATTTAGTTAAATTAGGTAAATAATCTATGGCCCAAGCAACTCTTCCTGTTTCTTTATCTATACCAGTAACAGTGTATTTAACACCCTGACTAATTGCGGTATCACCTACTTTAAATTTTTCTCCTGGTTCAACATCAGGAACTTCGTTAATTTTATAATTGTATTGGCTCATGTGTTGATTTTAATTCTTCTAAAAGACTACAATATTGTAATAAATCAACTAAATTTTCGTTGTTGATTCTTTTATTTTTACCTATTTCAACAATAAACTTATTTACTTCTGTTAGCTTAATTTTAGTAGCTTTATGTTTTACAGATTTAATTTCCTTAGATAAATTATTTTTAATTTCTTGAATTTTATTATTATAAAATTCTTTTAATTTACTAGTACTATCAATATGTTCAATAAACTCTCTTAATATTGATTTTTGAGCATCTGATAAATGAGAATATTTATCATTAAATTTTTCTAATATTACTCTATATGTAAGAAGTCTTACATCTTTATCTTCAGATTTAAATTCTTCTAATAATGTATTTTTAACATCATCTTTATTAATTTCTTTTGATGTTAAATGTTCTAATAGTACTAATTTATTATCAACAATTTGATTGGGATTAGTAATTTCTTGTGTATTATATACTTCAAATAATGTATATAAGGCAGCTAAAGATTTGTAGTTAGAAATATTAGTTTTAAATAAATCCTCTACATTATAATGTTCTCTTAATTCTTTTACAAGATTATATTTTTCTCTTTTAAGAGCTTTTCTATTAAGTTTTTTTGATGATTCTAAAATAGTAGTTAATACAGTATTAGCTTTGCCTTCTGTAAGATTTTTAGACTTAAATAAAGTCTCATATAATTTATATTCTTTTCCTAATTCTGTGTTTACAAAATATTTTTTTAGAATATTTACAGAAGGAGATTCAACTCCTGCTAATGTATCTGCTGTTATTTTTCTTACCAATAATTCAAATAGAATACCAGTATTTTTAAATTTTGAATGTTTTATATACATCAATACTTATTTTATTATAAATACGTTAAGATTTCTTATTATTACCGTTAATTGCGTTTCCTTTATATTTTTTATCAATTTTTTCTTCAGAAAGCAATATATTTTTATTAACTGGAATGTCTTTTAACATATTTTCATATTTAGATAGTATTTTATTAGATTCTAATTCAGATAAAGGTGAAGAAGTATCATTATAATCTTTTTTCATACCTTTTCTTCCTAATCTATCTTTACCAAAATTTCCTTCTTGTTTATCTCTATTAGTAGGATTTTCAATTGGTCTTCCTAATGGTTCTTTATCAGTTGTACCTTCATCATATCCTTTAGGTAAATTAGCAGGATCAGAATACATTCTACCTTTACCATATAAAGCAGCTAAATCATGAGGTGTACCATATGATTTACCTGATGATAAAGGATCATTTCCTTCTGCTTCAATTTGTGATAATCTAAAAGCACGTTTAGTATCTTGATTAACTAAATCTCTATATTCTTCATATTGATCCTGACTAAAATGAAATATATTTTCATAAATCCAATCTGATGGAATTAATTTACTATCCATCATAGATTGGGCTAGTGTCATTTTTTCAGTCATTAAAGCTACTTTTTCTTGATCATATATAATAGATGGGGTTGTTAATGATAGCTCAAAATTAGTTAAATCCCCATCTCTATATCCTTGAGTATACAAATGTATTAATGCAATTTTATATAATTCTGATGTGAATATTCTTTGTATACGTTCTACTGTTCTAGCAAATCTAATATCTTGAGCTGCTAGTGTAGCTTTACCATCTGTATTTTCATCATAACCCAGGAATGCTTTAGGAACTTTAAGGGCAGCAAATAATTTATCTCTTAAATACTCAACATCAGCAATTCCATCCCATTGTAAACCTGCTATATTTTCAATTTTTGTTGTTTGATCATTTCCTCTAATTGGTATATAAAAATCTTCCATCATGTTTTGCATGTTGTATTTTAGATTATATTCACCAGTATTTTCATCTACAAAAGGAGTACGTTTAAGTTTTGAAATTGTTTTTTCCATGAATGCATCTACTTCATTTGGAGGAATAGCTCCAACATTCATATAATAAATTCTTTTTTCAGGAGCACGAACAATTCTGTGAATTAACATAGCATCTTCCATTAAAACATATTGTTTAAATAATTTACGTGCTGGTTCAATGTAACTTCTACCATAAGGTAAAAAATTCATATCCGTTAATAAACGAAAATGTGCCATTTCATAATTATCAAATATTATAGAATTTGCTTGATTCCCTGAGTTAGGGACTGAATAATAACCGTAATCGGCTCCTGATATACCATCTGGGTCAAATCTATATTTTACTTCTGTAGGGTTTATGTCATTACCATCCTGATCTATTCCTAATCCTCCTTCAATTCTTTCAATATGATATGCTGTATATGGTATAACATTATATACTCCAAATTTTTCAGCAATTTCTAATTTTAAAAAGAAATCTCCATATTTACACATATTTCTAATCCAAGGCCAAAGATTAAATTCTACATTTAAAACATCATAAAATAAATTATATAATATTTGTTGAATATTTTCATCAGTAGATCTAATTTGTAAAACTTCTCCCATATCATTTTTTAGAGTAGATTCATCTGATACAATATCTAATGCTGATGCTATAATAGCATCTGTATCCATTGCATCATATTCTGAATATAAATAGGGTCTTAATGTTTGGTAATTAAAACTCTGTTGTTGACCATACAGAGAGTTTGGAGAATTTGTATAAATTCTATTAAATCTATCTATTAAAGAATTTGTTTCTAATTCACCAGTCATTTGGATTTTATTAACATCCACGACTTTAAGTTGATTACCACCTACATTACGTATTAATACATCTGTAGAAAATAATCTTTTTAATCTTGAAAATAAGCCTTTATCTGCCATTTTATTTTATTTATAAATATGTTATAATAACCAACTTATGTCCTCACCTTTTCCTTTTATTTTCATTTCATAAGGATTTTGAACCTTTTTAGTATTATATCCCCCACTATATGAGGTTTTTGATTTTTGTATATTACCTAATGCTGCACGAGCTCCATCTAAACTTTGTTGTTGAAACTTCAAAGAAGTATCACGTAGAAACATACCAATCCCAAATGACATAACCAAGTCATCGTTATAACCTGTTTGAGCTTCTGGTCTTCCATTTTTCCAAATAAATACTTTCATTTCTTCTAATAAACGCTTTGATTGAATAGTTACAGATCTATCACCAACAAATTCCCTAAATTTATTAATACAAAGAGGTCTTGTTCTCATTGACATAGTAAACCCAGGAACCATTTCTGAATTACCTTCATATACCCTTAAATATGATTCTGCTGTTAATTGATCTGACTTAGGAGATTGATATAAATTTCTATATCCTCTTTCTCTAATTGCATCTAAAGCAGCCCATCCTATATTAGCATTTTCTACTACTAACATAGCATTATTAAATTCTGTAGCCAATCCTGTTAAGAAATACCCAAACTCTTTAGGTGGTAATTGTCCCTTATATTCTGCTACTTGAGTATTTGTTTCAATATCCATTACATGACATGCAGAAAAATCCTTACCATCACCCCTTGCAACATCAGCTACAACCATATACTCTCTAGAGTAATCTGCATTTTCCCAAATCCATAAATTTTGATCTACACCTCTTCTTTCTATTGGATCTTTTATAGTAGTTTGTTGTATAAATTCAATCCATTCAGAATAAAATACTATATCACCTGAAGTGCTAAAATCACAATCACACTCTTGAGCTGCTATTCTAGGATCACCTAGTAATTCATCTTGTCTATTTCTCCATTCCTGATCTCTTTCTGGGTGTACATACCATGGTAATTTAATTGGGAGAAATTCATTTTCTTTAGCTTCTGCTCTTACCCATGTTTGATGAAACCAATTACCTGTACCATAAGGGGTACTTAAAGCAATACATCCACCTCCCGTTGCTAAGGTTTGTTGAGCTGAAGCCCAAATCTCACCAATATTATCAATAAAGGCTGCCTCGTCAATCAATAAAAGAGATACTGCTTCTGATCTACCAGCATCACTACTTGCAGAGGTAGCTTTAATTTGAGATCCATTATTAAGTCTTAATGTTAATTTATTATTTTCCATCGAATCTACTCTTAACCAAGAAGGTAAATTTTCATACATAAATTTAACTTTAGTAACCATATTTTTAGCCGTGTCTTGTTTTGTTGCAATACAAAGTATATTTTTATCTTTATGAAAAATCATCATCCATAAAGAATAACCAGCTGTTAAAGTTGAAATACCTAACTGTCTAGATTTTAGAATAACTGAATATGGGTTTTCTTTAAATAATCCTAATACTTTTTCTTGAAATGGGTATAAGCTAAATGATATTCTACCTCGTTGAGGATGTTGAATATAACAGTATTTTTTCATAAAATGGATAGGATCCTTTGCACATTTTATATATTCTTGTCTTATTATTTTTTTTAAATCTGCCATTATTTGGGTAAAGAATAATCTATTACATGAATCATTAATAATGTAGTAGCAGCTCCACCTATAAATCCAACCCAAGGTTTATGATACCATCTATCTACTGTTTTTAATCTATTTAAATGTAAATCTATTTGTTGATTTAAAAGAATTCTTTCCTGTTTTTGGAATTCAATTAGCAAACTATCTTGTTTTGATAATAATTTATAATTTAATATTTGTGTTTCTAAATCTTTAATTAAAATTGTTTTAATTGAATCTTGATATTCTAATGTGTCAAGTGCTAGAAAAAATTCTTCTAATTCTTGTTGAGGAATTTTTACTGTATCCTGGCTAAAAACATTTAAATTTACAAAAAATACTAATAATAAAAATATTAAAACTCTCATTTTCTATATTTTTTCTTAAAATTAGAAGTTGTTTTTTTAGCTGACTTAGTTGATTTAACTTTTGATTTTGTTGAAGCTATTTTTTTAGATGTTTTTTTAATATCTTTTTTTGTTTTTTCCTTTGCTTTATTTACTTCAGCTTTCTTTTTTTGAACTTCTTTTAATTTTTCTTTATTTTCTTTTAAGTCTTTTTTATAAGTTGATTTTTTCTTATTTGATATTAATAATATACCCCCAATAATTCCACCAATTGCGAGTAACAATTTCCATAATTTATTCATAACAATAGTTTTTATAACATTGATTCTAACTCCTTTTTAATATTAGTTAGTTTCAATAATTTATCTCTTAATTTTTGTTTTTCTTCTCCTTCTGATGATTTCCATTTATTAACAGTAGATTTCATCTCTTTAGTCGTTTGTTGTAATTTATTAGCAATAGTAGCTACTGAATCCTTAGATGCTCCTTTTAATTGTGCTTTTGTAGGTTCTTCATCTTCCATTAAATCAGATAAACTTATAGCTTTTATAGCTGCGTCTTTAATAATTTCTACATGATTGTCAACATATGAAACATCTGCAACTGGTATTCCCATACTACTAACTTGATTTTTTATAGTTTTAGCTAAGTATTCAGCTTCATCTATTATGTCATTAGCATATTGAGGATCTTTTAAAGATCTTAATTCTAATAAGAAAAGTACATCATGTAATTTAGCTAATCTAATTGCTTTTTCTTTATCAACTTCACCATAAGTACCTGCTACTACTTTATCCATAAAAGATTTAGCTCCAGGACATACTTTATAATATCTAGTTTGATAACCAAATACATTAACATTAAATTTATCAGCCGCATATTCTTCTGTTAATTCGTCCTGAAGTTCTTTAGTTTTTTCTAATTCAGCATTTAATTCTTTTTGAGCATCAATTTCTTCTTGAGTAGCTTCATCTAAAATTTCAATAATTTCTTCTCTAATAGATGATTTTAATTCTGATTTTTTCATTGCAAAATATTTTGTTATAAATATTACGAAAAAATTATTTGTTTAACAGTTTCTATACGTTTTTCTATAGAACCACTAATAGTAATATATTTATTTGCTTTATTATCTAAAATTTCTAATATTTTTTTATTAATATTATCCCTATACTTAGAGTTTGTTTCTCTTACACCATTATCTTCTACTTTAACACCTACAGGAGATATATAAAATAAATAATCATAGTCATTAATTAAATGCTCTAATGTATGGTTTAAAAAATATGACTCAGTTGCTGTCATTGATTTAGATAAAGCATTAAAAGCCATTACATCAACAATTGTTCTATCTGTTATAATATTTTTTTGTAATAATTCACTTGCTCTTTCAGCAGAAAATACTAATTGACCTTTTAATGTTGAATCTGTATTTAATGGAATACCCATTTCCATAAGATATTTTGAACGTTCAGTTCTAAAAGTATAATTTTTAAATTCAGGTAATTTTTTTAAAGCATTAACTAATGTAGTTTTTCCTACACTCATTGTACCACAAAATCCTATTTTCATAACTAATTTTTTATTATAATATACAAACTAATTTCTATGAGTCATACCTTTAGGAGCAGGTTTTTTATACCAAGGTAAACCTTCTCTTCCTTTTCTAATTTCATTCCATGTTTCATAATCATATTGAATACCATTTAAATAATATTCTTTTTTTCTTTGTTTTTCATTAACTAATGCAGGTTCTTCTATACTATGAAGTTTATTTACTCCATAAGCTTCTAAACATAACATAGTAGTAATAGATCCATCTTCTTCTTTTTTACGGTATTTTTTATTTTTAATATATTGGTTTAAATTTACTTTTTTCATCTTATAAATTTTTTAATTCCTTTTTTAATCCTTCCTTAACATATCCATCATTTCTTTCATTATGTATTTCACCTTCTAAATATAATTTTCTTTCTTTTTTATCTATTTTATTTTGAAATTCCATGAATGATTCATCTTTATCATTAGTTAAGCCCCCTATAGTATATATTTTATCATCTTCTTTAGACCAAGGTCCTGGTTTATCTACGTGTTCTAAAAAATCATTTAATTCTTTTTGATTTTCTAATATTTGTTCTGCTACTAATGTACCATGAGCTCCTGATACTGAAATACCTCTAGCTGATAATGCATCACCCACAAAGTGTACATTTGGGTATTTAGTTAATGAAAGATCTTCATAATTAACTAAGGGTTCAGGAGCTAAATATTTAACTTCAGGTACATATATTCCCCAATCATCCTTTAATGTTGGAAATATTTTTTTCATATCATTAATAAAATCTTCTATGTATTTATAATATCCTTGAAATGCATCTTTAACTACATCTAAATTTTCTATTTTAGTAGATGTTACACCTATACCTTCTGATGTCATTGAAGGCTTTCTACTAGGACTATAAAATAAACCTGTTTTATTTTTTTGGACTTTACTTACTAATTCTCTTGCCCATTTAAATGGTTTATCTATACCTTTAATTTCCATTAAAATTCCAAAATTAGTCATGTTATTTCTAAATGATTTATCTTTTTTAGCATGACCATTATAACTATGATCACCATATGTTTCTTCTACTGCTACATATGCAGCATTATTATTTGTACAAAACGATCTTAAACTAACATTGTCTAATTTTCTATACAATTTAAAGTCATAAGCTACATCAATTAATTTTTGAAAATGTTTTTGTGGAGCTTCAAATCTAACACCTACTTGAGCTGGTTTTTCTTCTGTTGGTAAATTATATTTTTGCATTATTTCAGAAGTAAAATCAATACCTGATTTACCAACACCAAATATAAGTTTATCATATTCTAAGCCAAATATATTTTTAGTATTATTTTCTTTTACTTCAATAATTTGACTATCAAAATTAATATCGTAAACTTTATGTTCCCAATGAAATTTAACACCTTTATTAACTAAATAATCATACCAACTTTTACCTATTTCATGTAAATAATCAGTACCAATGTGCCAACATGGAAATAATCTTAAACCAAAATAAGGTTTTATAAAATCAGGTTCTTTTTCTGGAGATGATAAAATAATTTGTTCTGGGTGTGGATGAAATCTACTAAAATTATCTACTACTTGCTTCATTAAATTCATTGCTTTTTCTTCACCTACATATTTTGATAATTGGCCCCCTATTTGGGTTGAATAAGTTAATTTACCATCAGACCAACCACCAGCTCCTAAATAGCCTGTCATAACCTCTTCATAAGGCCTTAAATATGGATCCTTACCCATATCAATAATGGTAATTTTACCTTTATAATTATTATCAACTAATTTAGTAGCTGCATTAATTCCTGCTACTCCTGCTCCTACAATTACTACGTTTTTATTCATTTTTTATTTAGGTTTATATTATAATATACGAAAAAAAAACTGTGGCTCCAAATATTGGGCCACAGCTCCTTAAAAAATTTTACTAAATCGTCTGGCTATGAATCAGACTATATTTTTATTTAATTAACAATCACAACAAGCGCATTCACAACTTGTTCCACATTTACATTCTTGACAATTACACATAATTTAATTAATTTAACTTACATCCATAGCAGCATCATAATCTGCATCAATTCCTTTTTCTTTTAACTCATCTACAACTTTATCCAATGTTCTAGTATCATATATTCTTGGTATTTCAGCATTAATACCTAAATTTTTAAGATATTCATCTACATCTTTAAAAAAATTAATTTTATTAATTCTTTTATTATCTTTATAAAGATACATACCATAAAAACGAAATCCAGGGTCTGTATATGATATTTGGATTCTGTCTACATCATTAGCTAATGCTTCAGCTATATATTGTTTTTTATAAAAAGAATGTAAATTAAAATTATCCATTTATCTTTATTTTTAAATTAGTTGTACCTTTTATAATACGATGTATCTCTCCTTCGGGTATAAATATACGATCTCCTATTTTCATATCCACAGGTACATTATTATCTCTTTGAAATTTCCATCCTTCTCCTTCTAATACTTCAACTAATCTATCTTCTTTATCTTGATGCCATACTAAATCAAGTTCATCAACATTAGATGAAAACTCCCTTATATTATTTTGATCTGAGTAGGGTTTCATTTTTCTAAATAAGGATGAAATAATATATCTACTACCTTAGCGTCTTTTTTAATTGATTCTCCATCTATTTCAACTTCGG